TGCCCACCATTGAGCGGTATGTGAAGCGGGCCATCAGCCGCATCCTGGTATTCTGCGGGCGGGAGGACTTCCCTCCCCCGCTGGAGGATGTGGCGGCGCAGATTGTGGAGGATATGCTCCGGGCTGACCAAGTGGCCCCATCGGAGAACGACGTGGCCAGCGTCACGCGGGGCGACACCAGCATCAGCTACCGGGACAAGGCCAACAGCCTGAAGGAGACAGTGGCTTTTGTGAAGAACTATGAGAGCCAGCTCATCCCCTTCAGGCGGATGAAGCTGCCGAAGGACTGCCCTGCATGACGGAAGCCGACATCCTGGCGCTGACCTATCAGGACAGCTGCTGGGTCTACCGTCCGCAGAAAACGACCCTGCCCTCCGGGGAGAGCGTGTTCCAGAAGGGGCTGGATGGCAGGCAGGTATATGAGAATATACCCTGCGCCCTCTCCAGCCCCTCCGGGGGCAAGCTGGGGAAAAAGGAACCCACCGCCAGCATTGACACCGACTTCCTGCTCTTTGTCCGCCCGGAGGTGGAGATCGAGCCTGGGGACACGGTGAAGGTGATCCGGCTGGGCCGGGAGTACCTGACGGAGGCCGGGCTTGCGGATCGGCAGCCCTCCCACAACAATGTGCCGCTGAAGCTGGCGAAGGCGAAAGCATGAGCCGGACAGAATACCGCTTTGATGGCCTCGACGCGCTGGAGCAGCAGCTCTCCCGCATGATCGAGGAGGAATATCCCGCTGAGTTCCGGGCAATGGTCATTCAGCTTGCCTATGAGCTGCAGGGCAAGGTAAAGGAAAAGACCCCGCGCAAGACGGGCCGCCTTCAGGACAGCTGGAAGGTCGGCCCGATTGTCAAAAAAGGCGATACCTATTATATCGAGGTCTACACCAATGTGGAGTACGCAGAGCCGGTGGAGTATGGGCACCGGACACGAGGCGGGCGCGGTTTTGTGCCCGGCAAGCACATGATGGAGCTGTCCCTGGAGGAGCTGAACCAGGCCCTGCCCGGTTTCCTGCGGGAATGGCTCAGCGACTTCATTAACACCCATGACCTGTGAGGAGGAAGAGCATGGCCACCACCATTTACGAGGCCATACGCAGCAGCCTGATCGCCCTGCTGAAGGGGCGATGGCCCGCCTTCGATGTGTTCGGCGAGGGGATCGACAAGACGCAGGAGGAGGGCCAGACGGAACTGGAGGACTATATCTATCTGGACATCATCCCCTCCGGCAACCAGAGCGCAGGCCGGGGCTACACAGACCGCACCATCCTGGTGGACGCCGCGATCCACACCAAGGGCGAGAGCAATCTGGAGTACCTGCAGATCAGCCAGGCGCTGGACGATCTGCTGCGCCCGGTATTCCGCTTTACCGACAAAGGCGAGGCCAGGGCGGTGACCATTCCCGACCTGGCCTTCAATATTGTGGACAAGGTACTCCACGCCACCTTCACGCTGGCCTTCCGCGACAGCATTGAGGAGCCGGAGGCCCCGCCGCTCATGGCGGAGCTGGAGTCCAATATCCGAACCAACCGAAAGGAGTGATTTTATGGGCTTGCCCGAAATCATCATTGAATTTAAGACCAAGGGCGTGACCGCCATCAAGCGCAGCGCACGGGGCATCGTGGCCATCGTTCTGAAGGATGACACCGAAGAGGGCCAGGCGCTGAACATCTACAAGAGCGTGCTGGATGTGGATCCCACCCACTTCACGGCGCGCAACTACGAGTACCTGAAGCTGGTCTATGAGGGTTCCCCCGCCAAGACCATCGTGCTGAAGGTGGCCACCACGGAAGAGAACCTGAACCCGCAGCTGAAGCAGCTGAACGACCTAAAGTGGAACTACCTGGTTATTCCGGGAATCACCGATGATGAAAAGACTACGGTGGCTGCCTGGATCAAGGAGGCGCGGGATGACCACCACAAGACCTTCAAGGCAGTTCTGCCCAACTGCAAGGGCGACCACGAGGGCATCATCAACCTGACCACAGACAACATTACCAGCACCCTCGGCACCGCAGCCTTCAGCACGGCGGAGTATTGCTGCCGCATCGCTGGCGTACTGGCGGGGCTGTCCCTGGCCCGGAGCTGCAGCTACTTCGAGCTGACCGACATCACCGCCGCCGATGTGCCGGAGGACGCAAATGAGCGCATCGACAACGGGGAGCTGGTCATCGTCTTTGACGGGGAGAAGTACAAGATCGGGCGCGGCGTGAACAGCCTGACCTCCTTCACCCCGGAGCATGGCCAGGACTTCTCGAAAATCAAGATCATCGAGGGCGTTGACCTGTACCAGGATGACATCCGGGAAACCTTTGAGTCCTCCTATGTGGGCAAGGTCATCAACGATTACGACAACAAGCAGGCGCTTGTGGCCGCGATCCTGGCCTATCACCGGGAGCTGGAGGGCAATGTGCTGGACAGAACCTTTGACAACACCGCTGCCATCGATGTGGAGGCCCAGGAGACCTATCTGCAGAGCCAGGGCACCGACACCTCCGAGATGGATGAAACCGCCCTGGCCCAGGCGAATACCGGCTCCAAGGTCTTTATCACCAGCAATGTCAAGTTTGTGGACGCGATGGAAGATCTGAAGCTGACCTGCAATATGTAAGGAGGGCAGAAGCATGAGCAAATTGAGAGGCAACCGTACCCTGGCGGGCACCTGGGGCGAGATTTGGGTGGACGGCGAGCTGATCGCCGAGCTGTCCAAGATTGAGGTCAAGGTAAGCGCCAACCGTGAGGATGTGCAGCTGGACATTGATGTGGACAGCAAGATGACCGGCATCAAGGGTGAGTTCACTCTGACCATCAAGAAGGCGTACACCCGCTACAACAAGGTGCTGGAAAGCTGGAAGAAGGGCGTTGACCTTCGCAGCCAGATCATCACCAAACTGGCCGACCCGGACGCCACCAACGGGCAGCAGGAGCGTTACAGCATCGACAACTGCTGGTACAATGATCTGCCGCTGGTCAACTATGAGAAGGGCGGCCTGATCGAGGAGGAGGCCACCGGCGGCTTCACCCCGTCCGACATGGTCAACCTGGACGCTATTTCTGCATAAAGGGAGGATACGGACATGGACAACAAGAAGAAATGCACCCTGGCTGAGTTTTCCCGCCGCGCCCTGCAGCGGATGAAGGACAAGAAGATCCCCAAGAAGCAAACGCTGCACATCCCCAGTATGGACATTGACCTGACGATCCGCAGCCTGGAATATGCGGAAATCATGGAGTGCCTGACGCTGGAGGACAACGGCGACATCAAGCGCAGTGACAAATACAGCATCTACTTGGCTGCTGTGGAGCCAAACCTGCGGGATGTGGCCAGGGAGATCATGGGACAGGAAGCTGAGCTGCCCCCGGAGGAACGGGAGCTGAAGGAGCCGCTGGACATCGTGAATATGTTTGACCTGTCTGAGATCACGCAGATCTCCACGGCCATCATGGAGCTGTCCGGCGCAATGAACGGCAAGGTGACCGTTGTTGAAGATCTAAAAAAGTAATTGCCCAGGACGGCGATGCATACCTGCTCCACTACTACATCCAGAAGGGATGGAAGGCAGAGGAGTTTTTAAATCTGGATCTTGAGTCCAGATTTTTTTATCAGGCATCTATGCTGGTCGCCTTGGATGAACGGGCAAAAATGTTCTCGCTTGAATAGGAGGTGAGCCGCTGATGGGCGCGGTCAAAGGCGCAATTTCCATTAAAGATAATATGTCGGCGGTGCTCCGCAGCATCAAGCAGGAGCAGAGTGCCTTCCGGCGTGATGTGCAGCGGACACGCCGGGAACTGGAGTCCACCTGGGATCAGAGACGCACAGCCAGGCTTGACGCTACAGCGGCAAACCGGACTGCGCAGCAGCTGCGGCAGCGACTTGAGCCGCTGCGTCAGAAAATCGTCACCGCCATGGCCATCAAGGATATGGCCAGCGACAAGGTCAAGGCGGTGGGTAATAAGGTCAAGGCGGTTGGAAAGATGATCGCCACGCCGGTGGTCAAGCTGAAGGACGGCGTGACCGCCGGGCTGTCTAAGATCAAGGGCCAGCTGACAAGCTTGGCAAAGACGGTGGCCATCCCGGTGACGCTGGCGGCCACGGTAGTCGTGGGCGGTGCCATCAACCAGGGGGCTGCGCTGGAACAGAGCATCGGCGGCGTGGAGACCCTGTTCAAGGAAGATGCCAGTGTGGTAAAGGCCAATGCGGACGCAGCATTCCGCACAGCTGGCCTCTCCGCCAACGCCTATATGGAGCAGGTGACCAGCTTCTCTGCTTCGCTGATCAGCAGCCTGAGCGGTGACACCGCAAAGGCGGCTACCGTCGCGGACATGGCGCTGATCGATATGGCGGACAACGCCAACAAGTTCGGCACCGATATGGAGTCCATCCAGAACGCTTACCAGGGTTTCGCTAAGCAGAACTATACCATGCTGGACAACCTGAAGTTGGGGTACGGCGGAACCAAGGAAGAGATGCAGCGGCTCCTGTCGGATGCACAGAAGCTCACCGGAACTAAGTACGACATCGACAATCTGGCCGATGTGTATAACGCCATCCACGCCATCCAGGAAAACCTGGGCGTGACGGGGACAACGGCTAAAGAGGCCAGCTCAACCTTCAGCGGCTCTTTCTCTGCAATGAAGGCCGCCGCACAGAACTTGCTGGGGAATATGGCCATCGGCGGGGATGTGACCGGCTCCATGAAGGAGCTGGTCTCCACCGCCTCCACCTTCCTGCTGGACAACGCCATCCCCATGGTGGGCCATGTCATCACTTCCCTGCCGGAGGCCATCCAGACCGGGCTGCAGACTGCCGCACCCAAAATCAAGAGCCTGGGCGCTGGGATCGTCAAGAGCCTGCGGGATGGCATCGTTAGCTTCCTCCCCTCCGGCATGGGCGGCATCGTCGATGACCTGTTCAGTGCAATCGGGGACTTCAAGAGCGGGTTTGCGGCCATGCAGCCGCAGCTGGCCAGCTTCGGTGCATCTGTCAAGGCCACCCTGCAGCAGGTGAGTGTGGCGG